TACATTTGTACAAGATCCGCAAGTATATATTACTACCGTAGGTCTTTACAATGATAGAAGAGAATTGCTAGCTGTTGCTAAATTAAGCAAGCCGATATTGAAAGCATTTACCAGAGAAGCGCTCGTGAAAGTGAAGCTCGATTTTTGATATTAACTAGATTATGATATGCCACAACCGTCAGTATTCCGAGCATTACGACCAAGCGATAAGCAGTTTACGCCATTCCAGACTTATAAAAATTATAGCATAACTAATACATCATATGCTGCAGGTGGTTATGGCTTGTACCATGCTATTCATGCGAAAAATCCGCCACCTATTAGTGCATCAGCTGCTTCAAATGATCCAGTAAATGCATTTGATGGTAGTAACCAGCATGTTATATGGAATGCTATAGATCATCGATATTATCGGTATCCATATGATCCAGCTAAATCAGATGAATTAACCAATAGAAGAAAAACAGATAAGTTTTTGTTTTATTCAGCATCATTGTTATCGGTTCCTTACTTTGAAATGGGAGAGCGCGTAAAAGCAAATAGTGTTTCTATAGAAACTGCTAATTTCACATTACAGGACGATGGTAATGGTAATTTACGGGATGTGTTAATTGATTCTGGTTCATTTGCCGATCGCGAAAAATTAATTGCATATTGGTCATTTAATAACGAGTTCCGTAGGTTTCAGAGACAGTTTGGTACTATTAACGGCTCGATGCCATTTGATAGCCGTACATTTACTTCAGACTTCAAATCTACGGTTAGTAATGTTGCGTTAGAACCTGGAGTTACAACTACAGGTACTGCAGTTGATAGTGGATTAGCAGCTGGCTTCAATGGTGGTTCTTCAGATAATCCAGGTTATATTGTAACAAACCAAATCAAAGATTTAGATTTTGAATCTAATAAAGATTGGACTATTAGTTTTTGGTTACGGGCTTCAGGACGGTCGACAGGCGGCGATCTATATGCACCTGTTATAAGTAAACGGTATGAAAAAGAGATACGTAGATATAATCCAGTTACTGGTTTAATTGAATTAGCAATAACTAGTTCCGTACCAGGAGAATTAGCATATAATGAATTGCAACTAGAAGAATCAAATCGTACTAAATCTAAAAGGTATCCATTTCATATTGAATTATTTCAGACACGAAATCCGGATGTGCGTCGTGGTGATATAGTAGCTAGCATCGGAGGTGATAATGGTACTGTTACTGCTAGTATTGATATAACAGTTGATGGTGATATTACTGGTTCCTGGCATCATATAGCAGTTAGACATTCTGCAAACACTTTAGAAATATTTAGAGATGGAGTAGTTACGGCACAGTCAGGTTCAACTGCTAATATTGGCTATACATCGAATAGAGCTCGGACGGTATTTGGAAATGTCGATACAACGTCTAGATTAAATGGTACATATACCGGTAGTCTAGCAGAAATCAGATTTTATGATTATGCTTGCACTGATTCTGAGATACAATCTTTAGCTAACGCACATTATATATCGGGTTCATTATATCAAACAAATGTCGCAGGAAACGTGTTTTATCGTAACGGTCATATGGTAGTATCATCACCGATGCCGAAATATCATGATACTTTACAAGGTGCGTTTACGGCTAGTTATAAAGGAGTACATACGGTATATGAAAATATGGTATTATGTAATGTACCTAAAGATGTAATGAATGTATCAGTTAACCCAACTAGTATCAAGCAAGGATTTGATTCGTTACGCATTGATGGAATGACCACTGGTTCATTGCTACCTTATGTAACTGAAATAGGTTTATATAATGATGCTTGTGAATTGCTAGCCGTTGCTAAACTAGCTCAACCAATACAAAAAAGAAATGATGTTGATATGAATTTTCTAATCAGATGGGATTATTGATATTAAATAAAAGGAATAGTTATGTCATGGAATTCAAAATCAAAAGCACGTAAAGCTGCTTTAAAATACGGGTATCGTTCTGGATTTGAACATAAAGTATCTGAACAATTAAAAGAACAAAAAATTGAATTTGGTTATGAAGATACTACAATTGAATATACAATACCTGAGAAAAAAAGTAAGTATACAGTTGATTTCACATTACCAAATGGTATATTAGTAGAAACAAAAGGTAGATGGGTTGCGGCTGATCGACAAAAACATTTACTTATTAAGAAACAACATCCAGAATTAGATATTCGTATTGTATTTCAGAATCCGAAAGCAAAACTACGAAAAGGTTCCAATACAACTTATGCATCTTATTGCGATAAGCATGGAATTAAATGGGCAGCGAAAGAAATACCAACTGAATGGATAAATGAAAAAAAGTTTTTCTAGCTCTTGATTCTTTGAAAGTAATTATATATATTCAAAAAATAATAATAATATTTGTTATTGTTTTCAGAAATGCAATGATGAAAATGATCACAAAACGAGATTGTTGTTATCAATGATCTCGCTAATATAATAATATTAATAGATAAATGAGTTATAAACTCACTAGTCTCATCGAGTCGGTCTTAGGTAAAGGTAGAACTACCAATAAAGGTAATGTTGCTTATTACTGTCCTTTCTGTCATCATCATAAAAAGAAACTTGAAGTTAATCATAATGACCAGGCCTGGCACTGTTGGACATGTAATGCAGCTGGTCGTAAATTAGTTACACTTTTCAAAAAATTAAAAGTTGATAGAAGTAAAATATCCGAACTATTTAAACTTCTCGACGAAACGGAGTATAGACCAACTAAAACTACAACCGAAACACCTGTTATAGATTTACCGGTAGAGTTTAAGCCATTATGGGTATTAGATGCAGCAAATCCAGAATATCGTAATGCCGCGGCATATCTCAAGCGACGCAATATAGGAATTGCTGATATTCTAAAATATAGAATTGGATATTGTGAAACAGGTAAATTTGGTGGTAAAATTATAGTACCTAGTTATGATGCAAACGGGTCTTTGAATTATTTTGTAGCGCGCGCATATTATGAAGCCGATGGTCAGAAGTATATTAATCCACCGATATCAAAAGATATAATAGGATTTGAATTACATGTGAATTGGCAATTACCAATTGTATTGGTTGAAGGTGTATTCGATGCAATTGCAATAAGAAGAAACGCGATTCCATTATTCGGTAAAACAATAAGTAATACCTTAAAGCGTCGAATAGTTGAAAAGAAAGTAAATACTATTTATATATGTCTAGATCAAGATGCGCGTAAGCAAGCATTAGAAGTTGCTGAGTATTTCATGTCAAATGGCATTGATGTTTATTTTGTTGATTTGAATGATAAAGATCCATCGGATATAGGATTTCAGAAAATGATTTCTTATATTGATGATACATCTATGCTTACTGAACATAGATTAATGGAGGAGAAAATTTTATGCATGTTGTAAAGAAAATTGATATCGGTTTAGATAAAATCGATAAAATTTATCACATTGCTGATGTACATGTACGCAATTTAAAGCGTCATAAAGAATACCGAATTGTTTTCAATCGGTTATATCGATATATAGAATCTACAAAAACACCTAATAGCGTTATATACCTGGCGGGTGATATTGTACATTCCAAAACAGACCTATCACCTGAATCAGTTGATTTGGTAAGCGAGTTTTTTACAAATTGCGCGAATCTAGCACCTACGATTATTATTACTGGTAATCATGACTGTAATTTAAATAACAGTTACCGATTGGATGCATTAACGCCAATTGTAAATGCTATCAATCATTCTAATGTGTTTTATCTTAAAGATACTGGGGTCTATGAAATGGCTGATTGTCATTTCAATGTTATGTCAGTATTCGATAAACCCGTTGATTACATTAGAGCTAGTGATTTCGAAGGCACTACAAAGATTGGATTGCATCACGGTGCAGTTCATAATTCGACTACGGATATGGGTATTCGATTATCTAATACACATGTAACTAATGATTTGTTTATCGGTCATGACATGGTATTGTTAGGTGATATACATAAACCGCAATTTCTCAATGATGAAAAGACGATAGCATATGCCGGATCAACTATACAACAAAATCATGGCGAGGCTCTAATCCATGGAATTATGGTTTGGGATGTACCGACACGTACGGCTGAATTCGTACCTATCAAAAATGATTATGGATACTATACGTTTGAGGTGGTTAACGGCAAGATCGTTAATAACAGTGATGATGTACCTATCAAGCCACGAGTACGTATTAAATCAAAGGATACGGATGCTAGTACGCTGAAATTAATAATAACTGAACTCAAGCAAAAATATGATATCAAAGAATTAGCAATTCAGCGGATTAACAATATCAATAATAGCATTGTTCAGCGAAAAATTAATTACGCTGATTATAGAGAAGTTGAAGTACAAAATAAAATTATTACAGAATACCTATCTGATAATTTTGTGGTACCTGAAAAGACATTAGATGCAATACGACATATAAATCGTAAAATACATAGCAAATTACCTGAGGCAGAAACAAATAGAAATGTTACTTGGGTACCGAAGCGTTTTGAATTTTCAAACATGTTTAGTTATGGTGATTCAAATGTATTAGATTTCACTAACATGACTGGTACTTATGGATTATTTGCTCCAAATGCCTCAGGTAAATCGACATTGCTAGATGCACTTTCATTTTGCTGCTTCGATAAATGTTCTAGAACATCAAAAGCAGTACATGTACTTAACAATAAAAAATCTTCCTTTACTTCTAAATTTGAATTTGAATTGGAAGGCCGTACATATTTCATTGAGCGTAACGGAATAAAAAACAATGCCGGTCATGTTAGAGTTTTGGTTAACTTTTGGTATATCGATGAAGATGGTAATACCGTATCATTAAATGAAGACCAGCGTGATAATACCAATAAAGTAATACGAAAATATTTAGGTACCTATGATGATTTCATTTTAACTGCATTATCACTTCAAAATAACAATACCGGATTTATTGATAAATCTCAACGCGAAAGAAAAGATCTATTATCACAATTTTTAGATATAAGTATTTTTGATCAGCAATATCAGATTGCAAATGAAGATATCAAAGAAACAGCTGCAGCTATTAAAGAGCATAAACGGACTGATTATTCAACTGAATTGTCTGATGCCATAACTACAATTAATTCAGTATCATCTTCATTGACACAAATTGAATCAGACAAGCAAAATTTAATAATTATACGAAATACATTATCAGATGAATTGGTGCG